ATTATTATTCACGGCAGATTGAGCGATTGGATATGTTGTCATCTTGGAACCAAGAACAATGTATTTAGAAAAGAAACCAGTATCAGAACAAAGTTGATCGAATCCCATAGGCTGGTTACCAGCACCAGTCCGATTTGGATCGAATAGAGAATTAGCATTCCAAAGATAAGAGACAATAAGCCCACCTGGAATAGGCGGGACAATATCAACTTCTTCGAAGTATCTCATTCTACAAGTATGATAATTTTTAGACAAGCCATTCATAGGAATACGAGGACGGCCTACACGAGTAGCTCTACGCCTAAAGGCACGTTTTTTACGATAGGCACGTTTTTTAAAAGCTCTGCGTCTGGAATATCTTTTCATTTTGTATATATATACATAGAAAATAATTATGGCTACAATAAACGCACTCTGTACTTATGATTTTACGCTCAAGGCAGAAAATAGATTAGACGAAGTTAAAGAATGGCTTAGGCAATGGTGCAAGAAATGGTGTTTTCAAAAAGAAAAAGGAAATGAATCAGGTTACGAACACTTTCAAGGGCGATTTAGCACGAAGATTAAGTATAGGCAACAGAATTTACCTGCCCTTAAAGGGGCCCACTGGTCTCCAACCAGCTCTGCTAACCAAGGCAATCAATTTTACGTATTAAAAGAAGAGACACGCATTGAAGGACCTTGGAAAGATGATGATATGGAAATGAGTTTTGAATTAAAACAGGTTAAGAATTTAAGACCGTGGCAAAATAGCATCGTCAGCCTTGCGAAGATTTATGATCCGAGGAAAATAGATATAGTTGTTGAAATAAGGGGAAATGTTGGCAAAAGCACATTAATAGATCATATGGAATATAATTGCAAGGCTAAGTTATTACCAATGTGTCTAACTTACAAAGATATGATGCAGTTTGTCTGCAGTGTGGGTGAAGCTCCGATTTACCTTATAGATTTACCGAGGGCTATTCCAAAGAAGCATATGCCTGAATTTTTTGGCGGAATAGAAACCTTGAAAGATGGAAGAGCGTTTGACACTCGTTATAGTGGGAAAATGTTAAGAATGAAGAAAAGACCTAATATTTGGATTTTTACAAATATTAAACCAGATATAAGTTACCTATCCATGGATAAGTGGCGATTCTGGACGATAGAAGGGCAAATGTTACTCGAAACGAGTATATGAAGACGGATAAGCACCGCTTATCCGTCGTCATAGTAATATTATTAGATAATTTTTAGGCGACTACGTCTGTAACACTACTAAAAATTATCTCTTTCTTTCTTTTAGAAGAAACTGGCACGGTTGGCACACGACTATATATATAAGGGTTACGCTCATTGTCCGCTCCCCATTATGGAAATTGCCCTTCTTCATCAGTGCCGGCATTAATACTAAAGCCGGCACTGAAGAATTGGGGCCCCAATTTCCATATGGGGCCCCAGTATATAAGCTCCGCAATGAGCGTTGCATATTTCCTTTTCTTTTTGGTTCTTTTTCTTTTATGATATAGGTAGAATAGGGTTGGGGTCATATAGACGAACAATATATTCTATTGTAACAGCAAAGCGAACAGTTCCAGCCCAACCTCCTCCACCAAGTGGAGAACCTACATTAAGAGAAAAGATTTGAGTATTAATAGGAGAAGCACTAAAGAGAGCACCATCTTCAGTAAGGTCCATACGTTGTCCCTTGGGATTAGATTTACGTAACGAAAACCTGACAACAGCAGTATTACGCGCGTTACTAATTCCTGAAGTTCCTGCAAGAGCACCATTTAAGACAAGAATTTTAGATCGAGATCCGGTTTCCTGCCATTGAGCTACCCCGCCTGGGTATAAAGGAACAGTAGTTCGTGTTAAATCGACACCCCAATAGAGGGCCTCATTATTATTCACGGCAGATTGAGCGATTGGATATGTTGTCATCTTGGAACCAAGAACAATGTATTTAGAAAAGAAACCAGTATCAGAACAAAGTTGATCGAATCCCATAGGCTGGTTACCA